ATCGTGCGAATGCAGACCCGGGATAACCTCGAGCGCATGGTGGTTATCAAGGCGTTTATCGCGGTGCGGGTGCTGGGCCTGCGGCAGGGCGGTATCAGTGAAGAAACACAAAATGACAGCTGTGAGAAAATACTGACGCCGACAGAGTGGAAACTGCTGTGGGTTAAGCTGGAAGGAAAACCGCTTCCGTCACAGATGCCGACACTGAAATGGGCCTGTCTGAAACTGGCGAAACTGGGGCGATGGCATGACAGCAAACGCACCGGTCGCCCCGGTTGGGTAGTCATGTGGGATGGCTGGTTCAGACTTCAGGATATGGTTGAGGGTTACCTGGTGATGAAGTCTCTTGATCAGGAGATCTGATCAAGAGACAGCCGCACAGGGGGATTCACCATGCCAGTTTCTTTTAACAAACTCCCCGCAAACCAGACAACAGTCAACCGCCTGAATTGTGAGACATTTAAAAAAAAAGCCCGCAAAAGCGAGCCAGGGAAAATAAGTGTGGCGCGTTGTACTGGATTCGAACCAGTGACCGATTGCTTAGAAGGCAATTGCTCTGTCCGGCTGAGCTAACAACGCAGGATACAGATAATGGACCGCCTTCGGGGACCCGAACTCCGCGCAACCAGCTTCGAAAGCTGGCGCTCTTTCCTGATGAGCTAATGGCGGTATGTGATGGTGGCCCTTGCTGGATTTGAACCAGCGACCTGGCGATTATGAGTCGCTCGCTCTCACCACTGAGCTAAAGGGCCGGGAGCAGAATAATAATGGTGCGTAATTAATTCTGCAATCTCATCCGTTTCAAACGATTAAATCCTGAACTTCCCTGACTGTCTGCTCAAAACGTCCGGTCTCCAGCTCAACACCAATCGCACGACGCCCCAGTGCCATCGCCGCTTTTACCGTTGAACCCGACCCCATGAAAAAATCCGCAACCAGATCACCAGGACGACTACTTGCGCTGATTATCTGCTGCAGCATTTCTGCCGGTTTTTCGCACGGATGTTTCCCTGGATAGTACTGCACCGGTTTATACGTCCACACATCGGTGTACGGCACCTGCACCGTCACACCGAAATACCTCCGCAAATTTTTATATTCACTCAGCAGTTCCATATACTGCCGGTTCAGCTCACTGTATGTGCTGACCAGTTGGTAATGGGACTTTTCCAGTTCTCCCCGCTGATGTTTCTCTTCTGCCACCCGGGCAAACAGCGACTGTAATTTCAGATAATCGCTTTCGTTCGGTAGCTGCCACTGACTGGCACTGAACCAGTGCGACACCATGTTTTTCTTTCCTGTGGCATCTGCAATCTGTTTTGCCGTTATCCCCAGGGCCGCGCGTGCATCACGAAAGTAAGAAATCAGCTGGGCCATCACATGCTGTTTCAGTTCCCTGCCCTTCGCCTCATACCCGGCATCTTTCGGGCGATACGGCCCCTGATAATGTTCCGCGAACAGAATGCGCTCTGTGGCGGGGAAATACGCCCGCAGGCTTTCCTTGTTGCATCCGTTCCAGCGTCCGGACGGCTTCGCCCAGATAATATGGTTCAGCACACTGAAGCGTTCACGCATCATGATTTCGATATCAGATGCCAGGCGATGACCACAGAACAGGTAAAGACTTCCGGCAGGTTTCAGCACCCGCCAGAACTGCGCCAGACACTGGTCCAGCCACTTCAGGTAATCATCGTCGCCCTTCCACTGGTTATCCCAGCCCTCAGGCTTCACTTTAAAGTACGGCGGGTCCGTGACTATCAGGTCAACAGAATTTTCGGGTAACGACCGGATAAATTCCAGGCAGTCGGCGTTGATTAACTCACAACTGGATATTTTTACAGTATTAAGCATGGATCATTAAGCCTGTCTCTGATAGGCTCATTCTGCTTTTGCGCAAAGCAGTGGGCCTGAGGTTTGCTTGTGAACCCAACGCATGAGCAGATGGCTGGTGGGTGCCCCTAACACCCACCAGCCGCCCATTTACCACAAATAAAAAAGCCTTCACTGCGGAAGGCGTCTGTAACAACCGAACTGATAGTCTGCCAGACCCGCCATAACCAGCTGGGTCAGTATTAACTGGCAGCGTTCGCGTGAAAGGTAAGTATTCTGCGCTATCTCCCCGACTGTCGCCGGTTCGGTAACGCTTAATTCATTAAACACCACTCTGGCGGTTTCTGTCATATCCTGCTGTTTTAGCATGTCTTTTTCCCTTTTCCGGTTAACGTGACACACCAATAACTCTTGTCGAAAAAGCCAGCAAGCTGAAAGAACGGTATTAATAACCACCAGCGAATTTATTGCGCTACTGTATATCGCGGACACAAAAAAACCACCTTCCGGTGGCTTCCTTGTGCGAAAAAAACTTGCGTTTCGCCTCGCGATACAGCTTTGCGAAGCTTATACGGATTGAAGCAGTTTATTGATCAGTTTGCAACATTTTTCTCTGTAACAAAAGCCATGCGCATGGGGGCATATAACATAAATTCAGATACCCCCAACCATTGATCAATTCGGCGTCTGCACGTAACCAACGACCAATCAGGATGATCTGCATTTAACCTTTCGGCCATGTTCAGTTTGCTCATTCCCCGTCCTTCGTACCTTTGCCGGAGAACATTGATTAGCCCGGGATATTCCCCAAGCACCTCACTGATAACGCGATCAATAATCAACGCCTCTGTGTCTGTACAATGTGACAACCAGCTCTTCTGCTTTCCTCTTGTCATATCCCGAAAAAATGCCTCAAGTTCCGGTTTTTCCAGCCCGGATTTCTTCATTCTGCGTAAAACCTCATTAACTGCTGTTTTCGTCAGCTTTTTCGAAACCAGTAACCGGTTAAACATATTTCCGGATTTACCCCCACCGATATACGACCACCGCCCCCACATCCGTAATTTCCCCTGGATCCAGACTGCTTCCAGCGTGTTCAGGCGTAAATGTTCGCCGCTTTTGCCTGTAATTTCCGGATATATCATATTTACGCTCACTCACTCTCAATTTTGTAAATCTTCACACCCAGCCGTCCACCAGATACTGGCTGACCACGTACAATATTGATTTCATCAAACTGCTCATCGTCCATTAGCACCCCCGCATGCGTCAGCGCATCCAGCGGCGCTTTCAGAATATTGTCCAGGTCACGGCGGCGCTTATCCGGTGGCTCGGCAATAATCTTTATCGCCAGCCTTCCGGACAGGTTTAATTTCAGCCGCTGCTGGCGAACAATAAGTGCCACATCCCGGCGATAACGCTCACCGGCTTTTGATACAAAATATGTGCTGCCACGACGTCGCCAGTAGGTGTTCACCGTCGGCGGGTAAGGCAAAACAAACTCTATACGCATCAGTAACCTCTTTTACCCGAGCACGCCGGTTGCAAAGGCGTGATCAAGAAAACGAAAAATTAAATCAACCTGGGAACCATGCTTTTCTTCGAACGCCAGCGGATCCGCATGAAGCTCGTTGTGATGCTCCCGACACAGCGGTAGCGTGAAAATATCGTGAGATTTTGTCCCCATTCCGCCCTGACCGTGACCAATCAGGTGATGGGGATCGTCTGCTGGCTTACCACAACATGTACACGGCTGTGTCTTTACCCAGCGTGTGTATTTCTCATTTACCCAGCGGCGACGTTTAGGTCGTTTCATGAAGGATTCCGGAGACTCCGGATCAACGGTAATGCTGACCACCGCCTTTTCCTGTGCTGGGTTCTGTGGCTGGTGGGTGTGAAGCAACGGCGCAAGATTTTTTGTGCGCTGCTTCAGTATGCTGGTGGCGGTCTGCTCTCCCGGTACGATGTCGCTTTCGCGGTACAAGGAGCGGATTTTTTCCGCACGCAACCCCAGTGAACGACGTAATACAGCTTCCGGTAGCGCGTCCGCCACCTGATTGCGGACCGCCCACCAGGATAATTCAGCCAGAGATAATTCCCGCTCCTGTGTGCCATTCATTGCATGGCGTATGACGTCAATCATCCATGCTGACAGGTTTTGATGAGCAAGTTGCCCGAGTGATTCAGAGGTCTGGTCACGCAGCTGGTTGTCGCAGTGCCAGCACAACACCATCGCGCCGGTACCGTAACGATGTATGACGGTTTCACTGTGATGATAGTCACCATGAGGCCACTGGCAGGATTTGACATGACGCAACAGCCAGTCAGACAGTGCACCAGCGCCGCCAGCAGCACGAATCACCCGCTCATCGCTGAAAAATGGCAGTAATGATTTATCCTCCGCCAGCGGCTGGCGAACGGCAGGAACGACTCCGGACGGCAGACCGCGCATGCTTTTTGGTTCCGGCTCCACCAGCACTCGAGGGTTATGAAATACCTGCATGGATTCACGGCCCGGCTTAAGGACCACCAGCCCAAGTTCCGGTACCGGAACAGGTCGAAGTAATACCCGCACGTTACCTCCAGATGCGTTGCTGGAATGTGCGGGACGGACGCGGTGGGCGTTCGGAATAAGGGAGCCTGACGTAGATTATCCAGTGACGATAATCGAGGCTGAGGGCTTTCCTAAACTCATACCCACGCCTGCGGTAGTTCTGAATCAGCCATTCGGCCTGTTCTTCAGTGCATGGGTCATGCTGGTACCAGTCATATTTGAATGCATGAGAACGCCGCCCGTGCCTGCTGGCAAAGACGGCTGAATTATCAGAATTGTGTGGTCTGGAATTTTGCGCCATCGGTTTTCTCCGGTGGCACAGTGTTACTCAACAGGGGTTCAGCCCTGTGCTGAATTGTAGATGAATTTACTCATCTTCAAAAGCAGAAAAACCAGCCTTAAGCCCAGCTTCTTTCAGAGACTGCAATGATGTGACAAATTCATTTTCACGCAAAATAAAACCATCTGTCACAAGTTCATCCACAAAATAAATTAACGCAGCACCACTCTTCCTTTGTTTAGATTGTAAACATTTAATACGGCAGTGACTGACAATAGCACCATTCTCAACGCGCACAGTATAGAGGCCATCTTCAGTAAAAATTTCACGTAATTCTTCGATTTTCATCAACAGAATCCTTCCAGATAAATAGCACTCCCCTGTTCGGGGTCCATCCCTCTTATCCCTGCGCGCTACTTAAGTATTTTTGATTCTATTCCGGCACCGCCCAGAACTTCAAACGCGTTGAAAATAAAAACAAAAACCCGCCGAAGCGGGTTAAATGCGGGTGCGTTGAGAATGCCTGACACATCAGAGGTGGCGAGGGATTTCTCCCCCGCCGGGTCTCTTACTCCTCAGATTCGTAAGCTGTGAAGACAGCGACCTCCGTCTGGCCGGTTCGGATTCGTACCTCGCAGAGGTCTTTCCTCGTTACCAGTGCCGTCACTATGACGGTTAAACAGATGACGATCAGGGCGATTAACATCGCCTTTTGCTGCTTCATAGCCTGCTTCTCCTTGACCTTTCGGTCCGTAAGAGGCAATCTATATGTGACGAGCATATAGGGGCCTCACTTCGATTTATAGTCGGGTGGGGCTTTTATCTATCTGCCGTTGGTGTTCATGCCCGAGGCAGATAGCCTCAAGCACCCGCAGCAATTCTACTTAACTCTGCCGTTACAGCAAGCCGTTTTCGTCCGATATGGGAATTCCCATATCGGAATGAATTCAGTTCACCTGGCGAGGCTTAGCGTACAATTTTTTCCGTTTTGTGAGCTGCCCCTACATGCCGCTGGCGCGGCATCCGGAAAAAGAATCCACGTTCTGAAGGACGTGGAGGATGTCAAGTGCCTTTCCTGGTCCAGCCATATTTTTTGAATGCAGGCGCCGCTTCATCGGTTTGTAGCCATTCTGCAAATCGACGGGTTTCATCATTTGCATCCTGACGTACTGTAATGTTCATATCACGCCATATCACGTAGTCTGGCGCTATTTCCACGACATCACCAATTTCTGGATTACTGGCTGCCCAGTCAGCCCAGGTTATCCAGACATCTGCTTCAGGCTGATTCTCAAGAGCCTTACGTGCAGTTCCGCTATTGGGCGCATATAAAATAATATTTTTTCGGATTGCGGCGACAGTTTCTATATTCCCTTTACGTCCGGCAATATCTTCCCAGACGCCAGTGCCTGATGTATTACTGGTACCACCACCATCATTAACAATTACGCCAATCCCGGGTCTGGTCAGGTCGTCAATACTCCGGATATTTTTAGGATTACCTTTCTTTACCAGTAAAATACTTTTTCGCAGATAAAGAGGCTGAATATCTTTTTCACTGAAGCTGTCTTTATGGTCCCGAATGATAGCCAGAGCAGATTGTTCTGATGCGCCAAACAAGATATCTGCATTTTTTTTGGCATCTTCATTCCATTTGTTCTGTGGGCCGTAATGAACGTTCACTATAATACCTGTTTTTTCGGCATAAAGTTTGGCTGCATCAAGCAAGGCTGTATGCGGGCCACCAGGACCATACAGATTGATATCAGCATAAGCAGCAGAAGACAGGAATATTAAAAAACCTGCCATTATGTTCCTCATAAAAAACTCCTTTTATTGGTTATCATGAAATAAAGTTATAAACACTACAAATAATATATATTACATCCAGATAAACTTATCCGACTTTACCTCGTGCATAGCTTGTTATTTAAAGTTAACAAAATAAGGAAAATTATACGCATATTGAAGAGTATAAACCTTACATGTTGATTACATTTTTGTAATCAACATCCTGTTTGGAATAGCCAGCCTTTAATGGATAACTATTTCTGACAATGCAATGAGTATAATCAAGTCCATCTTCCACTGAGAATTAGAGGCGGCATGCTTTTTCCGGCTCTTGCCGGATATCCGTAATTGTCCATAATCTGCAGATTTATACCTTCAGCATGACCTGCCAGCGAAAATTTGTCCGGTGTTTCTACGGAAATAACATCAAAAGTTACACGCACTCGCGTTACCGTGTAGACCTACTTTCCTGCACTTGCAAGATCACAGTGGTGTAACCGTAACAGGAATTTATTCTCTGGACCGGCAGTAAATCCCTGAGTGGCGTGGTTCCCATATCAATTTCCAGCCAGGCAGCCTCCATTGCCAGCGTACTGGCTGGAGCCATGACCTGCCCTTTAAATCTGGCCCGACCATCCCACCGGACGTGTTCTTCTCCCCTGAACTTAGGTACAGTCATCTACAGTGGCACAAAAGTGTCAGCGCCATGATTTTTGACCGTTATCGCGCTACGGATATTTTGTTGACTGGTGAAAATTACCCCGCAGAATCAGGCTTATTCCCTTAACCCGGGCTTTCATCCTGACCGCCGCCTCACTACGACCAATCAGACTGCCGATGCATTTTACCTTCATTGTTAGTATCATAATTTCAGGCCTGCACCATCCGCTCATTGCCCGGACTTCCGACAAATCCCGGCAACCATATCTCGGTGCTTGTTCAGCTCCCGCAGCGCGGCGCAGACTCGCTCCCACTTCTGGACATGACTTTTCGCCCGACGCAATTCGCGGTTTGCCATATGCAGCGATGGTAAAACCAGGTCATCCGCTCGCGTTTCAGTAAACGATGGCAACGATTGCACAATATCAGCCACAGTTTCTGTTTTAATATCTTCCTGTGTTGCAGCTTCCTGTACTGGTAACGCAACACCTGCTGGCTGAGGAAAGGCTTTACCATCATTTTCCGTTACCGGCACGGATTTCGGCTCTGCTGGTAACTTATCGCCCGGCATGCAGTAACGAAATTTACCGTTCTGGTTTACACGAATCAGACGACCTTTGCTGATTGCCATTGCCAGCGTTGAAGCCACTTTGCGTGATGTTGTACCGAACAACGTAGCCAGCTCATCAGCCGTTTGTGGTCCGCGTTGTTCAACCGTCGCAGTTAAATCGCACTCCGAAATTTTAGCGACTGTTGCCGTGGTGGTTTCTTCCGACAGTTCTGCCGGCGCTGGCTGTTCCTGCTGAACGTTGTTATAAGCCACACGCCAGGTGTATACGCTTTTATCAACGAAGCCAGCCTTTCTCAGTTCCCACAGCTCGTTCAGCACTTCTTCACGACTGATATCAAGTCGCGCAGCCAGCTCTACCGACGTGGCTTTTCCCATCGCTTTCAGTGCGTCAAAAACAGTCTCCATAAATTTCCTCCCGGTAAAAATTACTTCTCAAATCAGACAAACCCAGCCGCTTTCCGGCGTTCATATTCCTGTTTCAGCAACTCAATTGGCGTTGGTCCCGCAGGACGTTTGGGTGCTGCCAGTTGTCGCCGGACAGGCGGAACACTCAGGCCGTTGCTAACATGCTTTGCCCATTTCGTCAGCTGCCGTTCTGCAAGCCGTTTTAACTCCCCTTCGGTCATCTGGCGTTCAATCCCCTTTGAACGCATCTCGAGGCAAATGTGATACAGCACAGGCTGAGACCACGGGTACTTATCACTTCCGTCGTATCGCCAGGACTCATTGCGCCAGCGGCGGTACTCCTCCATCACAGCATCCACCGTCAGACCAAATGGATTGGCCCCGCTTTCCGAAATCAGCGCCACAAACTCAGCCAGGTCCGGAGGCCATGTTTCACCCGCCCGGCAGCAGTCCATGCACTGGCGGCAGACCTGCCGGATTTGCTGCTCAGTCATCGCGCCAATCTGTGCAATCCAGAGCTTCGAAGGTGCGGCCCCGTTCTTCTGGGTCCAGCGGTTCGAATAAACCTCCCCCATGAGCTCCCACAGCTTCCAGGCCGTTTCCGTCGCTGATAAATCCGTTTTCACGTTCCCACTGCTCACGTGCTGCCCGAATTTCCTGAACTGCCCGTGATGCGGTTCCACCTGGTGCTGCTGCATGGTTTACCCCCTTGCTGACTGGTTTAACCTGCGCCCTGACGTGATTTACGTGACGGGCGAATTTCTGCTCCCACTGAACCTGCGTAAACACTTTCCCCTCCGCTGCCCAGTAGTCCCGGAATGCGGCAAGTTCAGCAGGTGTGAATTCTGTCTCCGGCAAAGCCATCCCCCACAACGCAGCCCGTCGTCGAAAATCCCGTGACGGATACCAGTTATCGGTCATCGGAAATTTTCCGATGGGTTCGCTCAGGCCATCCAGGAATACGGGGGGGACTGCCTGTAACGACAAAACTTCCTGCTCACTGGTCGGAGCACTCTCGCGTGCGTTATGTGTGGGGTTTAAATCTTTGGGTTCCTTTGGGTTCCGTGATCCGTTTTTGGGTGTCTTTGATGGAAAATTTGGGTGTCTTTGGTTATTTTCCATGCAGCAAAGAGTTCCGTTTTTGGGGCTGTTTTGTGCTGAAACATAACCGTTTTCGGTTCTGTTTTTATTAACAGTACCAATTTTACCTACCTTTAAAGACTCCCGTTTTTGGGTGTATTCATCCTCGGTAACACTTTCTTCAACACCGATAAGTCGGTACACCACAATTTGTTTTGTCCGGCCTTTTTCTCTCACCGGTATCAACAATTAACCCAATCTCCATCAGGTGTCGTAAGCTGTCCTGCACAGTCTTTTTGTTCAGTTCCGTTACTTCTGCCAGTGCAGATACAGACGGGTATGCACACAAATCGGCACCGCACATATCAGCAAGCCAGGTCAATACTGACTTACTGGATGAACTGCCGGTTTTCACCTTTTTAGCCCATCGTAGCGCATCGATACTCATACGAACCCCAGACAGATATTTGTTTATCTGCAAAGTAATGTTGGTATTGCTGACGATACGCACGCTTGAAAGCAATAGCTTTTTCTATAAGTTCGTCAGTCTCACGTTCCACAACAGCTGGATCCGCAAAAAGTAGCCCTGACTCCACCACATCGCCATATTCTTTGTTTAACCCGGCGATCATGTACGTAATGCTTTTTCCGTCAGTAATTTCACGATACAACCTGAAATCACTGATCCGGATAGCCGCCATAATTGCCGGAATCAGCGCCGTGAATTTTTCCCGCTTATCCCTGGTGTCGATAGATTTCCAGCGTTCGAATATCTTCACCCGGTTAACGCCCAGCGCCCGTTGATCAACCGCGCCATCATCAAACGTGACGCGTTGAACATCGATGTTCGGGCGTTCTTTCAGAGCCCAGAATGCTTCCGTGATTAATATCGTCGCCTGCTCCTGTGTCATTCCTGGTCGGCATACCCAGGCATCCAGAGCCTCACAAACCTGTTCAGGGGTGATTTTCATTGTTCAACCGCCCCGCCCGCTTTGCCTTACGATATTCGTCATAAACTTTGGGGTCGTACTGAAGTTCCCCGCCGGATGCCTCTTGCAGGCGCATCGCGCGACCTTCAGGAACCAGTTCCCCCCATGCAGCAATGCTTGCCAACCTAACTCCTGCGGCATTGGCAAGCTTTGTTTTGCTGCCAAAAAACGCTATAGCATCAATTTTCAACATATCGAGCTCCTTAGATTTTCCTAAGGAAACTAGATCGTAGAGAAACCTAAGTCAAGAAAAATTAGAATTCCCTAATATGAAAAACGAAACCTTCGGTGCTCGCCTCTTACATAGGCGTAAAAAATTAAAACTGTCTCAGGCCGCATTAGGTAAGCTGGTCAAAGTGGCTCACGTAACAATTTCTCAATGGGAAAGAGATGAAACACAGCCGGCGGGGAAAAGATTATTCGCACTGAGCCAAGCGCTTCAGTGCTCACCGACTTGGCTTCTTTTTGGGGATGAAGATAAACAACCAGGCGAACCGATCCCGAATAATCAGCCAGCCATTCTGACAGAAGATCAAAAAGAGTTACTTCAACTGTTCGACGCACTGCCTGACTCAGAGCAAAAGGCCCTGTTGTCAGAGATGCGTGCTCGAGTTGAAAATTTCAACAAACTTTTTGAAGAACTACTTAAAGCTCGCAAAAGAAGCGCAAACAAATAACCCCTTTTTTCTCCACACCCTGTAATAAAAAGCACAAACTTTCAAACACTTGTGTTTTTTACACCAAAAAACTTAGGTTTTTCTACATAAAAATCTTGACCATATGCCTTAGGTTATTCTAAATTTCACTCATCAAGACACCGCACGGTGTTCTCAGCAAACAGTTCCGCTACTCCGGCGTTAAGGGGAAATGAGGTCAACATGGATACTATCGGTCTTGGCAACAACGAATCTCTGGTGTACGGCGTGTTTCCCAACCAGGACGGCACATTCACCGCGATGACGTATACCAAAAGCAAAACGTTTAAAACCGAAAATGGTGCCCGTCGCTGGCTGGAAAGAAACTCAGGTGAGTGATATGGATTTCGACACAATCATGGAAAAGGCTTACGAAGAATACTTCGAAGGCCTTGCCGAAGGCGAAGAAGCTCTCAGCTTCAGTGAGTTTAAACAGGCGCTTTCCAGCTCGGCAAAATCTAACGGCTGATAAGCGAAACAGCACCGCGAGGAATCAGTATGCAGAAACGAGAACCCGTCATCATCGCGCCAGACTATACCGATGATGAACTTTATGAGTGGATGCACCAGAAAATTAATGCAGCGCAGGATCTGAAATGGGCCAATGAAGCCAGAGCTAAGCAGGCTGAAAATCTGTCCGCTCTGGAGCAGGATATCACCAATCTGGAAAAAGCAGCGGCATTAAGCATTGCCAGAATGATTACATACCCGCGTTAGTAGCTAATCAACAAAGCTAAGGTTAGTAATTAAGGAGTTCTCCACGGGTGAGGTGGAGTGCGTGCGCCGGACACGGGTGAGCATCCGGCATTGACAGTTTACTGAAAGGATATTTCCCTGAAAAGTCAGACCATAACGCGAAAGCGCACGGCGAGGTAGCTGGTTCATAGATAGCCTGTCGTTAAATTTTCGTCGACCGTGCGCTTCCGGTTGTGGCAATCCGCGAAATGGCGCGGCGGTAAGTATGGCGGGGTTATTCCTTCCCCCGTTGAGGACACCGGGTTGTCAGGTTGACCATACGCTTAAGTGACAACCCCGCTGCAACGCCCTCTGTTATCAATTTTCTGGTGACGTTTGGCGGTATCAGTTTTACTCCGTGACTGCTCTGCCGCCCTTTTTAAAGTGAATTTTGTGATGTGGTGAATGCGGCTGAGCGCACGCGGAACAGTTAAAACCAAAAACAGTGTTATGGGTGGATTCTCTGTATCCGGCGTTAATTGTTAACTGGTTAACGTCACCTGGAGGCACCAGGCATCGCATCACAAAATTCATTGTTGAGGACGCGATAATGGAAACGTTATTACCAAACGTTAATACGTCTGAAGGTTGTTTTGAAATTGGTGTCACTATCAGTAACCCTGTATTTACTGAAGATGCCATTAACAAGAGAAAACACGAACGGGAGCTATTAAATAAAATATGCATTCTTTCAATGCTGGCCCGTTTACGTCCGATACAAAAAGGATGCTGGCAATGAATACAGCATTTGCACTTGTTCTGACAGTTTTTCTTGTTTCCGGAGAGCCAGTTGATATTGCAGTCAGTGTTCACAGGACAATGCAGGAGTGTGTGACTGCAGCAACCGAACAGAAAATTCCCGGTAACTGTTACCCGGTCGATAAAGTTATTCACCAGGATAATAACGAAATCCCGGCAGGTCTTTAAAACAGTTCCGTAATAAATATCCGGTTTCATTCTTATATGCCAGCAATGGCAGGGATTTGTTCACCCTTAAATCTGTAATGAGGTAAAACAAAATGAGTAAAGTCTTTATTTGCGCTGCTATTCCTGATGAACAGGCCATAAAAGAAGATAGCGCTGTTGCGGTGGCCACTGCCATTGAAGCTGGTGATGAGCGTCGCGCACGCGCAAAATTTCATTGGCAAATTTCTGGAGCAATTCCCTGCAGCTCAGGACTGCGCTTATAAATTTATTGTCTGTGAGGATAAACCCGGCATACCCCGCCCTGCCCTCGATTCCTGGGATGCTGAATATATGCAGGAAAACCGCTGGGATGAGGAGTCTGCTTCCTTTGTCCCGGTTGAGACTGAATCAGATCCGATGAACGTCACTTTTGACTAAGCTGGCCCCTTGAAGTACCGAACGCTGTCATGGTTAAGTTCGACACATGTGAAAACATCACCGTTGATATGGTTATTAGCGCACAGGAATTGTTGCAGGAAGACATGGCAACATTCGACGGACATATCGTTGAAGCGTTGATGAAAATGCCAGAAGTTAACGCCATGTATCCGGAGCTTAAGTTGCACGCCATTGGGTGGGTTAAGCATAAATGTATTCCTGGTGCTAAATGGCCCGAAATTCAGGCAGAGATGCGCATCTGGAAAAAACGTCGCGAAGGTGAACGCAAGGAAACCGGAAAATACACGTCTGTTGTTGATCTCGCCCGCGCCAGAGCCAATCAACAGTACACTGAAAATTCAACAGGAAAAATCAGCCCGGTCATTGCTGCCATTCATCGCGAATACAAGCAGACATGGAAAACACTGGATGACGAACTGGCCTACGCTCTCTGGCCTGGTGATGTGGATGCCGGAAACATTGACGGCAGCATCCATCGCTGGGCAAAAAATGAAGTTATCGACAACGGCCGCGAAGACTGGAAGCGTATCTCGGCATCAATGCGCAAACAGCCTGATGCCCTTCGCTACGACCGCCAGACTATTTTTGGCCTTGTCCGTGAACGTCCGATCGACATTCACAAAGATCCTGTGGCACTGAACAAATATATCTGCTGAATACCTGACTACAAAGGGCGTGTTTGAGGATGAAGGAACAGATCTGGGCGCTGTTGATGTTCTCTCGTCGTCAGTACCAGAAACTGATGCAGTGGAAACTGCGGTTTCTGATATCGCAAAAACTGAATGCGCGGTGGAAGTTGAACCATCTGTAGAGCGTGAGGGGCCGTTCTACTTCCTCTTCACCGACAAGGATGGCGAAAAATACGGTCGCGCAAACAAACTTTCTGGTCTGGATAAGGCGCTGGCTGCCGGGGCTACTGAAATCACGAAAGAAGAATATTTCGCCCGCAAAAACAGTACATACTCAGGTTCACAACAAAATACTGGTGCATCTGACACGACCGCACAACCAGAGCCGGTAAAAGTTACCGCTGACGAAGTAAACAAAATTATGCAGGCAGCCAATATCAGCCAGCCTGACGCCGATAAGTTGCTTGCTGCATCTCGTGGTGAATTTGTTGCAGGGATTAGCGACCCGAATGATCCGAAATGGGTGAAGGGGATTGAAACCCGCGATTCTGTGAACCAGAACCAGCAAGAAACGGAACAGAACGACCAGAAAGCGGAACAAAACAGCCCAAATGCGTTACAAAACGAGCCAGAAACGAAACAGCCTGAACCAGTGGCGCAACAGGAAGTGGAAAAAGTCTGCACCGCCTGCGGTCAGACCGGCGGCGGCAACTGCCCTGATTGTGGTGCGGTGATGGGCGACGCAACATACCAGGAAACATTCGATGAAGAGAATCAGGTTGAAGTTCAGGAAGATGATTCGGAGGAAATGGAAGGCGCTGAACATCCACACAAGGAGAATGCTGGCGGCGCTCAGGATCACGCTAGCGATAGTGAAACTGGCGAGACGGCAGATCCCTTAATTACGGTGAACGGTCATCGCGTTATCACATCCACCAGCAGGACGTGTGACCATCTAATGATCGACCTTGAAACCATGGGAAAAAATCCTGATGCCCCGATTATCTCAATAGGTGCAATATTTTTCGATCCGCAAACCGGAGATATGGGACCGGAATTTAGTAAGACTATCGATCTGGAAACTGCTGGCGGAGTCATTGATCGTGACACCATTAAATGGTGGCTTAAGCAATCACGTGAAGCGCAGTCTGCCATTATGACCGATGAAATCCCGTTAGATGATGCACTGTTGCAATTGCGGGAATTTATCGACGAAAACTCCGGTGAATTTTTTGTTCAGGTCTGGGGAAATGGAGCCAACTTCGACAACACGATTTTGCGCCGTTCATACGAACGGCAGGGGATCCCCTGCCCGTGGCGTTACTACAACGATCGCGATGTACGCACAATCGTTGAGCTGGGGAAAGCCATAGACTTCGATGCCAGAACGGCTATTCCATTCGAAGGTGAGCGCCATAATGCACTTGATGACGCCCGTTACCAGGCAAAATACGTTTCAGTTATCTGGCAAAAACTGATCCCGAATCAGGCTGATTTTTAATGTTCAACCCCGGTCGTTGCCCACCAGCTATAGTGGCGGCGACCATGATTAGCGAACGACGCTCATGGCAAGACTTATTCTGCTCACTGAGTGGGCAAAAGAGGAATTCAGTGAACCGGTCCCAACTCCGAGTACGTTAAGTAAATACGCTAAAGCCGGAATGATATTTCCTCTCCCCAAAAAAGTTGGAAGACGCTGGCGAGTGGATCCGCAAGCTCGCTTTGTCGGAATGGTAAACAAGCCGGAGGTGATCGCCACAGATCACCCTGCTTTGAAGAGGATACTGGAAGATGGCGCGCCCGCGAAAATATAAAACCGATGTTCCGGGATTATCTCCGTATTTTGACAAAAGAAATAACAAAGTTTACTGGCGTTACAGGCATCCCATAACAGGCAAAAATCACGGTCTCGGCAGTATTGACCAGAAACTGGCAGAAACTATTGCAGCAGAAGCGAACAGCCGTCTTGCCCGGCAGCAAATGGAACAAATGCTCAGTCTGCAGGAGAAAATTATTAGTGATACCGGCGGTTCATCAACCGTTACCATTTTTCTGAATAATTACAGAAAAATTCAACAGGAAAGATATGAAAACGGCGAGATCAAACTCAACACGCTGAAACAGAAAGCGGCCCCTCTCAGGGTATTTGATGAACGTTTTGGCACCAGACCGTTAGATGCCATAACCGTAAAAGATGTGGTATCAGTACTGGAAGAGTACAAGGCCAGAGGACATAACAGAATGGGACAAATTTTCAGGAAAGTACTGATCGATGTTTTCCGGGAAGCTCAGCAAACGGGCGATGTCCCGCCAGGCTTTAACCCTGCAGAATCGGCAAAAAAACCGCAGGTGCGGATATCAAGACAGCGACTGACTTTTGATGAGTGGATGATGATTTATAACGCAGCGGAAAAGGATGGTTACTTTTTACAGCGCGGTATGCTGCTGGCACTGATGACAGGCCAGCGCCTTTCAGATATTTGCAAAATGCAATTTTCGGATATCCGGGATGGTTATCTTCATGTCGAACAGCAAAAAACAGGAACCCGGATTGCCATCCCTCTGGCTCTGCGTTGCGATAAATTAAATCTCACCCTGGATGATGTGGTGTCATCCTGCCGCGATTGCGTTCTTAGTCCGTGGCTATTGCACCACCATCACGCGAAAGGGACAGCTAAGCGCGGCGGGATGGTTAAGCCAGCAACATTAACCGTTGCATTTAAAAAAGCCCGGGATTCTGTGGATTACAACTGGCGTGCTAATGGCACCCCTCCCTCTTTCCATGAGCAGAGATCTTTATCAGAGCGATTGTTCAGAGAGCAGGGGGTTGATACCAAAATTTTGCTAGGCCATTCGAATCAAAAAATGACCGATATTTACAACGACGCACGCGGTAAGGAATGGAAAAAACTGGTCATTTGA